CCTTATGAAGGTGATATGATTTTAGAAGGTAGATTTGGTAATTCAATTCGTTTTGGTTCAACTAATAACAGCCAAGAAATCTCAAACCCCAATGCATGGAGTGATTCAGGTAATACAGGAGATCCTATTACAATTATAAGAAATGGACAATCTTCAAACTTAGATGAAAAAGGATGGCTACCAACAACAGAAAGAATAAATGAGGACGCATCAAGTATATATTTAACTTCCAACCAAAGACTCCAAAATTTTACACAAGCATCCCCCTATATGGAATCATGGAACGCAGAATATATAAAACCTCAAACAATAGAACAATCATTATTAAACCCCTCCTCTCTATCACAACAATCAGTAGATGGAGGAACACCAATTCCAAACACAAATTTACCTACTACTAATGATGATATATCTAAATCTTCAAACCCCCTAACTACTCCTATATTAGAACAATCAGAAATAGATGAAGTTGTTAAAAATCCAAATACAATAAATGAATCAGAAGACCAAATAGAAAATCAAGTAATCCAAAAAGATATGGAAGACTTCTCTCTACCTACCTCTTATATAGATCCAGGCGACGGAGCAGGGGGTGGTGGAGGAGCAACTAGTGAAATTGAAACAACAAAATAATTATGGATGCAGAACAATTAATAGGAAGACATTTTAAATTAAAACACTTAATATGGTCTAATACTGCAAAAAATAAAAGTATAAATAATATGCCGGGCATTGATGGTTCTCCATCTCAAACCAGAATTATTGAAAATTTAAGAGCTTTAATGGTCAATGTAGTAGATGATGTTGTTGATATATACCCAAATTTAATAATAAACTCAGGTTATAGATGTATTAAGTTAAATAGGAGTATAGGGGGGTCTAGTACATCTCAACATGTTTATGGTCAAGCAGTAGATTTATCATTACCTGGACTAACATCAGCTGAATTATATAATCATATTTATACTAATATAAGTAGTTGGGATCAACTAATATGGGAATTTCCTGAAAGAGGAAAAAGAAGTTGGGTACATGTATCTTACAGCTCTAGAAGGAGAAGAAAAACCACATTAGCTTCTGATATCGAAACTTATCATGATTTATATGGTGGAAAAAGATGGGGATCAACAAACCAATATCAACACGGTATAAATGATGCAAAAATAGTATAATATGAGTTATAAACCAGAAAGAGGAGATTTATATCAGGGAAAGCAAGTAATAATAGATTCAGATAGATTATTATTTAATGCTAAAGGTGATTCTATACTTTTATTTGCAAAACAAGCCATAGGTTTTAGTACTAATGGTAGTATACATTTTGATACTAGTGATCAAAAAGATGGAGATAAATTAAGTAAGTTTGTTATTAATTCCCCCAACATATATTTAGGTTTAAAATATGACAAAAACTTACCAACAGAACCAGCATTATTAGGAGATGAATTTGATGAATGGGCAAATGAATTATTAGATTGTATAGATGGTTTAATGGATGATATTGTGGGAAAAATATCCTATATGGCCCCTTCGGGACCTACAGGACCAGGACCAGCTAATGAAATGATGTTATCTTTAAGAAGAAAACAAGTAAAAAATTTAAGAAGTAACGTCCAATATATTAAAAGTAAAATAACTAAATTAGGATAAAATGGCAGAAGAAAATACACCAGGAGCGGGACTTACTAAATCCCAAAAAACAGTAGAAAAAATGCAAGAGCTCACAGCTAAAATAGATGGGGTAGGTGGTAAAATATCCGGTGGATTAGTTATGGCTAAGTATGCTATAGATGGATTAAATTCTGTTAGAACTTCTATAAATAGTATAGAAGAGAATAGTTATGATACTATGCAAGATTTAAAAAAACAAGCAAAGGGACGAGCAATTCAAAAAGTTAAAGAAGAAATACCAACTAAACAAGAGATCATAGATAAATTGATGGGTCATAGTTGTGATTTAGTAGTAATCAAAGCAGTTAAAAAAACAAAGATTATTTTAGATAATACATTAAATAAAGGAAAATCAACAATAGAATCGGTTGTAAAAAGACTAGAAAAGTTACAAGAAAAGATGGAAAAAGCAGGAGAAACTATTACAGTTATAACTCTTCTCCTAGGAGTTTTTAGAACATTAATAATAGTTTTAGAAATAGTAGTAGTAGCTGCTGCTTTAGCTTTAAACTTTTTTACCGCACTATTTGCCTCCGCAGGAGCAGAAAAAGTAATCAATGACATTATAAAAAAAGCAGAAAGTTTTGTATTAAAATATACTTCAGCTATAAAAGCATTTACAGGTCAACTTTTAAAAATCTTAGGGGTAGTAATGGTTTTATTCAATTTAATCCCTAAAATAATAGCATTATTAAATACATTATTAACTACGATAACAGGATTTATAGATTTAATAGCTAAATTATTTGCGGATTATATAAAAGGATGTATACCAGAAGGAGATATGATAACAGAAAATAGTGATGGTACACAAACATTAGATGATAGTTTACTAGATAATTTTATAAATTCAAACCTAGATAATGGAAACAATTTAAACATACCGGGTATACCCGGCAGATATGGAAATTACATCCATGATGATTCAGAAAAACAACACAGGATATATAAACCAAAAATAAACTAAATTTATTTATATTTATTAACAAACACAAACAAACATGAAAGCAGCAACTTTTGAAAATTTAATTAGAAAAGTAGTAAGAGAAGAAATCGATTATTCATTACGCAGAGAAATCAAAACACTTAAAGAAGATTTACGTAGTGAACTAAAACCAACAATTGTAGAACACACTGAAGAGGTAGTTGAAAATACATCACCTAATCCATCAAAATCTACATTAAGAGACCAAATTATGGGTAAAACCCCTCTAATTCAAAAACCCAACCTTAATTATACATCTAATGGAACACTAAATGATTTATTAAATGAAACAGCAATGGGTAATACAAACACTGAATCCTCAAACTCACCAGCAAGCTTATCACAACCATTTGCAACAGGGGCCCCACTACCTGAGAATACAGCTGGATTGCCTCCTGAAGTAGCAAATGCGGTAACAAGAGATTATAGTGGTTTAATGAAAGCAATTAATAAGAAAAAAGGAAACTAATAAATGCCTTTAATTCAATCAATAAAAAGAATAAGTCCCTTAGATCTTAATAAAAGAACTAGGATAGGATTGGCTTTTCCTTTGAATGATGAAAATATGACCTCAGGTACTGAAACTACCAAAGAACAATTAAAAACAAATCTCCTAAACATATTACTTACAGTTCAAGGTGAAAGGTTAAACCATCCAAATTATGGAATTGGTTTAAAAAATCTTTTATTTGAACAAAGTATAGATGAAGTAAGTTTAATGGAAAATATAAATTCACAATTAGCTTTTTGGATACCAGAAATAATAATATCAGAAATTAGTCTAAAAAAAGAAGTAGACCAATATAAATTTACTCTTGCTATGACATACCAATTACTTTTGGACAATTCAGAAGATTCAATACAAATAAATTACAGATAAAATGGCTTATTCAAAAATATCAAATAAAACACAAGATAAGGATGTTAAATATCTAGGTAAAGATTATAATTCTTTTAAAAACCAACTAATGGATTTTGCGGAAGTTTATTTTCCTAATAATTTTAATGATTTTAGCGAGGGTAATCCTGGTATGATGTTTATGGAAATGGCCGCTTACGTAGGGGATGTTTTATCTTATTACACAGACACACAATTAAAAGAATCACTTTTACTATTAGCTCAAGAAAAAGAAAACCTATTTAACATGGCTTATGCTATGGGTTATAGACCTAAAGTAACAGACGCATCAAGTGTTGATTTAGAAATATTTCAACTAATCCCATCTACAGGAGTAAGTGGGGACTATCAACCAGATTTTAATTATTGTTTACAAATCAACCCAAATTCATCTTTTACATCAACTGAAGGGCCAACTTTTTATATTAATAATGAAGTTGATTTTAAAGTATCATCAAGTTTTGACCCAACAGAAATAAGTATTTACCAATATGATAGTTCAAATAATCCAGAATATTATCTCCTTAAAAAATCAACCCCTTCTATTTCAGGGAGAATCAAAGAACAAACATTTACATTAGGGACAGCGGAACAATTTAAAACATTAACTTTATTTGATACTAATATAATTTCAATAGAATCAATAAAAGACTCAAATGGTAATGAATATTATGAAGTCCCTTATTTAGCCCAAGATATTATATTTCAAGAAGTAGAAAACATAGGTACAAACGACCCTGACTTATTAGGTTTTAATAATCAAACACCTTACCTTTTAAAAATAATAAAATCAGCAAGAAGATTTGTAACTAGATTTAAAGCAAATAATCAATTAGATATTCAATTTGGGGCGGGGAATAGTGATAAAGCAGATGAACAAATTATTCCAAACCCAG